GCTTTATCTGTCTTTCAATCTGCTTCTTTGCTTCTTCTGTTGGAGGAACTCCATTGTTGAACGATATGATCTGCCCCATTGAGAATCCCGATTTGATGTTATTCAAATGGAAGTTAGATATCTCAATGTCTGTCTCTATTGCAGATGTTGCTCCGATATAATTCGGTATACCATATACGTTCTTATCAACTCCATTCTTAGGTGATTTCAGTTTAAATACAAACAACTGACTTCCCTTTACTTTATTCTCATAATCGAATGGTGCTAACTCTTTGAATCCCGTTTTTTCTTCTGTCTGTTTTGATTGTTTCCAATCGTTTGAATAGAAGTAAACTGATTCATCTGCATTGGTTCTTATCTTACTGATCGGCATATATGCGAAATCAGCGATTGTATTCCCCAATTTATCATAGATTATTTCGATTGCAATCGAATTAAATAACTCAAAGTCCTTAATCATGTCATTTATGAAAGGTTTCAGCTTACTAATAAACTTCTGAGTAATTGCTTTCTGATTAACTGTTGAGGTCTTATCATCAGTCACCAAACCACCACCATAGATATAGTTAGTCTTACCATTGATAATAGCATTGTGTTTCGCACATCTTAAATATAACTCTATAAGGTAATCGGGATAGTTATTATCCTCACCGAAGTAAATATACTCCTTATTTTTTACCTCTTTAAATTCGGGAACTTTATGATTCTCAAACTTTATGTATAATACGTTACTGGTTTCGCTCATGTACTTTATATGTTATATCCTGACCATTATAGGTGCTATAAGATTCGTTTGTTCCGATTACCTTAGCCATTCCTATCTCTAATAAATTACCTGCATTAGCTTCAATCAGATTGGTGCTTGATGCTTGTTCGTATATCTTATAAGTCCAACTTCCCAATGGTAACAATTCAATTGTTCCACTTGAGTAGTTTATTGTTCCACTTGTCTCTGTTAGTATGAACTCATCATATCGCTCCTGGTGAGTACTGATGTTTGACTGTAAGAAAGTAACACTTACATCGGTTACATCATTAGTAAACACGAATAGATAGTAAGGACTTGTTATAGTCACTTTCTCCTGCAATGTGCAGATCAAATTAGTATTAGTATTCTTTCTGATTACAAACATCATTTATAAGTATAAGAAAATGTCATTTTGTGTAAAAAAAAAGAGCGAACCTTTCGATTCACTCCTCTTTTTCTAAACCTAAAAACTATGAAATAAAAAGGTTAAGCAGGTACTGTTAATGTTGTTAGCAATGCCGCAGTTACAAAGTTAGCAGGATCTTTCTCTTTACCAGTGATTGTCAATGTATAACCCGACATATCCCCGAATGCTTTTCCTGTTGTTCCTTCTGCACCTGTTACATCCGCTCCGTAAACTTGCCCCATCAATTGGTAAGTTCCATTGTTATCTTTAATGATAACCATTAAACGATTCTGTAATAAGATATGCAATGCGTTTCTTCTTGCAGCAGTCATCTTACCTTTCAATGTAAAGGTAGCAGATTGGTCATAAAATAATGTACCATTCTCAACACTTCTTTGAGGTGTAGACATGAATTGACCATTTTCTTTCTCTAATTGAAATGTCCAAAACTTTTTACCACTTGAACAAGTCATTGCAGTAATAACTCCTGATGTCGCTGTGATATTCCCTTGAGGAACATTGGTGTATTCGGTGAGATAGATCTCAGCTACTCCACCAATTGCATCAGCACAATCGATTTCTACTCCGTTAATTATTATACAAGCCATTTGTTATAAGTATTTAAGGGAGAGGTGTTACCCTCTCCCGATTAATTAAGAATTTTTGTAAGTCACAATCTCAGATCCAAAGTTAATCTCGCATCCTGCCTTCCACTTGATAGAACCTTTTACGTTCTGATCATCTGCTGACCACCAAAATTTTGCTTCTTCATATTCGTTTGCTAAGTCAGTTCCATAAACCATGTTCTGAGGATAAGTACAAACGATACGATCATTGTATTTCGCTTGAGATGTTGCAATGTTGTTCAAACCATGAACAGCTACAACTGACAATCCACTACCTGGTAATGTAATCTGACCAGTCTTGTATGCTTCTGTAGTGTTTACATTGAAGTTAAAATTATCAGCATCTTTAAGAGCGATGATTAACTTACGGAATGTATCCCATCCACAAAATGCTACTAATGGATACTCAGGACGTGCTAACAAAGCTACTGGAATCTTAGTGTAAACATCATCAAAGATAGCTACAACATTAGCTGTTGTAATAGCTGCTGTTGCTGTTGCGTATACTGGAGATGCTGCATCAATTACTTTCAACCATCCATTCATTTGCTTCAATACTTGGTTACCTGTTGAAGTAGTATCACCTTGCCATACTAACTGCTCCATACCTGAAGTAATGTTTTGAACAACTTGATCAACGATTAACTTCTCGAAAGGCAAAGAATCGTAGTTAGAACCTGCGATTAATTTCGTAGATAAAAACTTGCTTTCTAATGTCTCAGGACAAAAAGTATCTTGCCATTTTAATTTAGTTACTGTCAATACACGATCAGAGAATACTGAAGAACCTGATGCGTTAAAAGAACATACACCACCTGCTTGAAAAGGAGCAGTATTTGTGAAGTTCATAATTGATTCAGCATTCTTAATACCTGCGATAATATTGATACCAGGATATTGTAATGTCGCAGCTTGTGTAATCGCTGCTGTAAAAATTCTGTCCGCATTCTCGCGAACGTAATCTGTTAAATCGGAAACTGTAAATCCAGCCATTTCTTTAAATTTATTTAGTTAATATTTATTTGTTTAATTCTTTTTCAATTCGTAATATATCAGCTTTGAAAGATGCTCTTTGATCCTTCACAGAGAATGGTTTATTAACCTTTTCTGTTGGTGCTACTGATGGTTCATTAGAGATCGCCTTAACGATTCCAAACATTTCTTTGTTGATGTCTTTCAATGCTTTGTTCTCATCAACTAATGACTTAAACATAGAACTGAAATCTACCTTTATTGGTTCGAATCCTTCAAGTTCTAAAGAGAAGATATGCTCCTCAACTTGTGACTTAATAACTCGCTTTGGTGCAGTCTTAACTTCCATTTCTCCTGTTGCAGGTGTTGCTGCTTCTTCTACTGCTACCGGTGCATTTGTTTCACCTGCAGGTAGTTCTTCAGCTTTCTCATATTCTGCTACAAGTCCACCCATTACAACTAACTTAGAACCATCCTCCATTACATATTCGCCATCAGGCATCGGAAGGATTCCCTCAGGTGTTACTACATTAACCGGTATACCTTGTGCTAATTCCTCAGCATCATACTGAACGATAGTTACACCATCCATCAACTTAGCTTCTGTAAAAGATTGCTCTGTTGCAATAGGTTCTACATTGAATTTCTCAATCAGACCTTTCAATTTTTCGATTCCTTCTTTTAGGTTCATGTTGTTTTTTATATATAAGTATAGTTAAATTTAGTATTGTGTAATCTGATTTAGTATTTTTAAGAATTGATCTTCAAAAGTTTCCTTATATGGAACTAAATCAAACATACCCTCAACTGATACCCCTTTGAAATTACCACTCTTTACAAACTCATTCCACATCTCATCATCCTGGAACTTGTAAGATATAAACCATGTACCATCAGGCAGATCGTTAAACATCTCAGGTGCTTTGATTCCCATTGATGCATCTGATACCCATGAATTTTTCATGATGATACCATCTAACTTCTTAGAACCATCATGCATCTCGTTTACATTATTGATATAGTTCTTGCTCATGAACTTCTCCTGCATGATATTAATCTGCTCTTTGTCGAAGATCACATAGAACTCACCCATCTTCTCGTTTCTGCGATAGATTGGTAAGTCAGGAATCATTGCAGGTGATACGATAATCTTTCGTTCCTGGTTGATTGCGAACTGCTCTTTGTGGTCAAATGCAAACCAATTAACTTGTATAGCAGGTGAATCAACTAAGGCAATGTAATCTACACCCGAATCTTCTTTGTCGGGATCAATAACCATTCTATAAATCGGTAAGTCTTTATCCATATTAATAAGTATAAGTATTCTATTGTTTGTGTATTATAAAGATGCTCTTTCTTCAATTGTATTAACTCGCTTCTGAGATGTGGTAATGTCTGTCTCAACTACTACCGCTTTAACTGTTGGTTGATTATTACCCATCGCTGCCTTAATCGTTCCATCTGCATTCAATTGAGTACTTCCCGAACTTGGAGGTGCTAATGCTACACCACCACCTGCTGATCCTAATGATGCCATTGCACCACCGCCACCACTCCCCCCACCACTCTCGCCCTCGAATTTTGATGAAGCAATTTTAGCTATGTTCGCTGCAGCCATAACTCCATTGAACGCTGCTAAGACATAAGATAAAGGAGGTGTTTGTGTTAATGCTGCTTGGACTGAACGGACACCATCAATAGTCGCTTTAACTAAACTGAACGCTTTGTCTACCTTAAATTGTTTCTTTTTTAATTCTAATAGTTTCTTTGCATCTTTTCCTGCAGCTGCTTGTGCCAAACTAAAAAATGCATTGGATAAATTTTGTGCAGAATTTAATCCACCCTCTACTGCATTAAGTTTTTTAGCTTGTAAATCATCTTCAATTTTTGCTTGTGCATCCGCATACTCTTGTGCGGTTAATAATCCTCGTTCGTTCTTATCCTTTAATACTGCTAATTCCGCATCTGCTTGTTGTTGTGCTAAATCAAAGGATAACGCTAAACCTAAACTACCTTGTGCAACAAGTTGGTTATACTCGGTTGTTGCTGTTGTGGATTTTAATTCTAATTGTGCAGTCTTTAATTCTTGTGCTTTTAATAAATCTGCTGCATTCTGCTCATCTTTTTTTATTCCATCTGCTATCCGTAAATTATTAACATCGTCCATATACTTTTGGTCGATAGCTAACTTTGAATCCGTATACGCTTGTTGTGCTTCTATTGATTTATTTGATGCATCATATTGTTCTTTTAATAAAACAAGTTCACGCTCTTTTAAAATAGTTAATCTTATCTCATCGTTTGCTGCTAATCTTAACTCCTCATCTTCTTTTAATTTTGTTGTGTCCTCTATTAGCTTTGTAGTATTTGCTAATATCT